CCCCCCCTGTCGGTGGGGCTAACACAGCGTTCAACGCGTGTCAATACGCTGCGGAACTCGAGTATATTCTATTCTTTTTCTACACTCGAACAAGAGGAGAAGGTAAGGTGGGTAGTGGATAGAAGTACAATTCTCTCTACTCTTCGAGCGTAGCTTTCGAGGAGGGTAAAGAGCTTATCGGAGAGAGGTTCACCTCGGTAAAGCGTACTGTTTGGGATACATTAGCAGTACTTAGGTTCCTCTCCAATCTGCTTGACTCATATAATTTGCTATGGGCAAATGCAAGTTGTGCTAGGGTAGCCTTTTCATGCTTCGATGGGTCTAACATGGACTTCAATAGTGTAAGATCTATTGCATCCAATATATCCGCTCTAACAGACCTGAATGATTCAACTTCCTCTAAATTATCAAACAACTGTCTGAAATCAGCTTGAATGTTTCTAACCGTATTAGGATGAACACCGGCAACGTTTGCGATAACGTTATTTGGTAGTTGCTTGTGAGTCCCGATTACAATCTCTGCAATCTGCTTGTTAGTGATTGCATTCGCCCTCTTTGGGGCTTTTAGCTTACTTGCCTGAGTCTTGGACCCTTTCGGGCGTCCGCCTTTCTTTCGGGTAGGTGTTAGGCTGGTAATGTCGATTACGTTCGGATCGTCGGTCAAGGTAACCTCGCGAGAGCACCGGATAACTGTTCGAGCTCTTCGATTTTCTTCACGTGTTTACTGGCTTGTTGTCTGAGAAACTCTAACTCTTCATTGGCTTCTCGGAGCTCGTGTCTACGCTTGTTGCACAGCTCGATTAGGCCGGTATGGAGCTCTGATACTCTCGTGTTCCAGATTTCTAGAGCCTCTCGCTTCGTACCGCAAAGGAACGTTTGAACGTCTAGACGGCAGTTCGGGTTGTCGCAACAGTAACGGAACATCGACTCGGATATGGTAGAGCCTAGCGTGGGCGGGACACCGCAAAACGGACACTCTAACACCGGGATATCACTCGAGTTTTCGCCCGTATCGCTCATACCCTCTTCACCATGTGAACTTTACCGTCTACGACCTTGTGCGCATGCAGCGCGTTGGGGTTCTTGAATGCTCGATAGAATCCGGTTGTGCACGGACGGACGGTTATTTCACAGCCTGCTATGCCGTGCGTCATCATGACCTTTGCGCCTCTGGTAAGCGCTTCCCTATCGCTACACGCGACGGCTAGCACCTGCGTATCGTTACGGATGAGTGCGGCAAAGTACTTCATATCAGAATGGTATCGGTTGCGGTTGTTCGGAGAGACAGAACGCGAGGCAGAGAATGCAGAGCAACCCTATCCAGCAAAGCGTGAGTACTGCGAATCCTATCGGGTAACTAGTTGAAACCACTTCTCGAGATTTTAGTGTATCGTTCGACATGAGTATTCTCCACCGAGTATCACCGCTGCTATTTGGGTTCCGGTCGTCCTAATCTCCTTCCAGCGTCGATTGAGCAGCTCCCGGAGTCTTAGCGGGCAGATATCACACACCTCGCAACACCACCAGTACGATCCTACGTGGTCGCGCTCGTCTTCGAGCAGCCAGAAATATTCATCCACCCTCCCGGCCGCAGCTTCGCGGATAGCCTCACACAGTACGTAAAGCCACAGTTTGACCTCGGGTTGTAGGTCGCCATCAGTAATCGAGTGTAGGTATTCCTCACATATCACCCATTTATGATTCTAGCGGGGTGGACGGAGGAGGAGAAAAATGCCCCGACGGGCGTGTTAGCGCTCGAAGGGGCCCAACAGAGAATATTGACCTATGAGCACTCAGTATATCACATCGTTAGTGTCTTATGTAAGACTCTAAAGCGCTGTAATATCAGTGGGTTGTAAAATAATCACTGAAACATGAAAATTCTCTCTACCAATCAGCATCAATGTACGATATGAATGTTAAGAACAAAGCTTACTAAGTAAGCTAACAACAGAGAGAAACCTATGTACTTTGATGGACTGAAAACAGAGACCGAGATTAAAGCCCACTATCGCCGACTAGCCTTCCAATACCATCCCGATCGAGGTGGCGACCTTCGAACCATGCAGGCTATCAACGCCGCATACGAGAGAGCCCTCGAAGGAGCGAACGGGCAAACGTTCGAGGCTGGTAACGGCAAGACCTATACATACCGATACAATGCGGAAGTCGAACGCAAGGTCATGGACATCATCGACTCGCTTCTCAAGCTCCGTATGCCTGGTGTCGAAATCTCTCTCATCGGGGTTTGGGTTTGGGTTACTGGTGAGACGAAGCCACACAAAGAGAGCCTGAAGGAACTCAAGCTTCGATGGCACAGCGGCCGGGAGGCTTGGTTTTTCGCCGCTAAGCCGTGGCACGGTGGCCGATCGTCGGCTTCCCTCTCGGGTTTGGCCGCGAAGTATGGTTGCTCGAAGTTCGCAGCAGAGCAGCAAGAGCGAATCAACTAAGAGGCTCGATCGACCGTCCTACGGGGCGGTCCTTCGAACCAATTACGGTTCGCAACAGAGAAAAATAACATGTTCAGGTTCTCAGTAAACGTCGACGGCAACCCGTGCGCGTACTTCCACACGCTCAAAGCTTCCGAGAAGTGCGCCAACAAAATCCGAAATCTCTGGCCTAGCCGTAACGTAACCATCTCTGATTATAAATCAGGAGAGCGTTACGCCTTCGATTCGCAGCTTGGGGAATTCACGCTTGAGTAGTGCGCTACTCTGCTCCGATAGAGCAGAGAGCGGACGGCTCAACGTCCCACAACAGAGAGAAACCTATGAATAAGACACTTACGCAGAGGCTCATCGCAGCAATGCACGAGCGCTTAGCAGACATCACGGAGATTCGGACGGCGCTTAGCGTCCCGACTCTCCCGATTCACCTAGTGCTCGACGAGCGCCGTTGCCGTGCCGCTGTTCGCTACCTCGAGCGGAGGTACTAGACGTGATGCCGAACGGAGAGCAATTTGAAGTGACGGTGACAATCATAGGCTGGGCCGTTGCGGTCATCAGCTCGATTGTCATTGTCGGTAACGTCATTGTGAATTTTTGGAGGGTTTGAGCATGAATAAGGTTGCGCGAAAGCCTCGCGAACGGTTGCGAGCTCGGTTCGACGGAATGACCGTCACGATCGAGAGGGACGATAAGCCGTTTCTGAAGTGGGAGATTGGCGAATTCGTCACGGGTCCGACGCAGTTTATCACCATCCTTCAGGCAGTGATCGAAGCATATGAGGATCCAAAGGGTTTGATTGACCGTCTAAAGGCTATGGGGGTTGCAGTATGAAGTTGTTTCGAACCGCAGGGGTGACCGATCTCGAATGGGCTATGCTTGGCTTACTCTGCCTCGCGGTGTCCCTTCTAACTAAGGTAGTCTAATTCCCGGACTCCCGGCGCAGCCGGGGGCCCATGAATGGGACGAAAAAAGAAAGATCCACCAACACCGCACGAGATGATGATGCGCGAGTACGCACGACGCTTCATGCGCCAGGCCCTTAGCATCGGTATGGGCCAGATGTCGGACCGCGAGCAGTTCAACCACCTATCCGCCAACGAACGTGTCGACGTGCTCAAACAAATCACCTTGCTTGAACGTAAAATTCGAAAGGCCCTACGATTATGAACGACATCATGACAACCGAATCCCCGTTCGGGGTATGGGTACGCATATCCGCTTGGATGTCGACCCTTGCCCCGAACAGTCAAAAGACCTACGCCGGTATAATCCGCGAGTACTGCGAGTACCTAGGGCGTGACGTAGGTTCGGAGGATGCAGCGAGAGCGATTCTATCGGCCGATCCCATGGTAGCGGTTGGATATCGGGAGTGGTGCCTTAAAAAGCCCGGGCAGACACCTAGAGCTCTTCGTAAACAGCAAGCTGCAGAGAGACGGATAACCGTAGCGTCACCGTCCGTCCGTCCGGTGGCGAACGGGTTGCAACATACGGCCGGAAACGCCACGGTCAGTAAGAAATTAGCGTGCCTTAGAAAGCTTTACAAGCAGTTGAGCCCGCTACGCATACAGCGCCCTAACCCTTTCGATTCTGCCGAGTGCAAACCACCGAAAGCCCAATCCGGCCGGAAACGTCCTACCGAAATGGTGAAGTTCGAGCAGGTTCGCGCCATGCTCGGAGCTCCGAACGTCGCCGTACCGAAGGGTATCCGAGACCGGGCAATACTTTCGATCATGTTCGGTGCGGGTATGCGCGTCGGCGAGATACTCGAACTCAGGCTTTCGGACGTCAAACACACCGAGCTCGGGACCATGGTGCTAGAGCTTCGAGCCACGAAAGCCGGGAAAGACGCTCGACAACCGCTCCCCTTTTGGGCGCAGAGCGCCGTGCACGAGCTTTACATGCTCAGGCTAGACCAGGGAGCAGCACCCACGGATTACCTCGTGAACAGCTACGAGCACACTACCCCAACCCAAGCCGCCATGAGCCCGCAGGGAGTCCACAAGCTCTTTATGAGCTACGCCCGGAAGGCTGGTGTGGATGCGTACGTAACGCCACACTCGGCCCGCGCCACGGCCATCACAAAGCTATTAGCGGACGGCAAGAGTCACCGCGAGGTAATGGAGTTTTCGAGACATTCGAGCGTTGTCATGGTAGAAGGGTATGATAAACAGGTTCGCGGCGTTGAAGAGAACCCCGGCTTAGATTTGGAATTCTGATGCCACCCACGAAAGCGGACCGACTAATTGCCAGTATCGTGAAGCGCGTAGATAACCTAGAAAAGAGACACGGGTTACTCGTACAGATCGTCAAAGATTTGGCGATCAAGATTTACCCGCCCGAGATGGTGGACGAGAAGCTACGCGAGGCATTCGGAGATAACCCGTCGTTGCTCGAAGCGTACGACAAAGCGATCGGCACAGACAAAGAATAAAGCCGGTGTTACCCGGCTCTAACCCGCCCGTTTTACCCGGGGAGCGGGACACCAGAACCAACCTACCGGATTTCGCACCCTCGACAGAGCCGCTAGCCTCACGGATACTACTAGTGCGCCACTGTTACGTTAGCAGACCGGATCAAGGCTTTTGGTCGGTTGCTCGAATCCTAACCGCGCCGGTCGTACGGAGTAAAGGGCATATAGAGCCTTTCCCCAGACCTACGAATGTTCTGTAGACCGCGCCGTAACCGCATCGCGCATATCTGTAAGTGCTCGCATACCCAGACGTACGAAAACGGCTCCTCATCGTCACTCTCGACCCAGTTCACAGCCTCCTCGATGCACCACCGTTCATCCGGGTCGACGGCGGTAAGCTTGGCTATCTTTTCGAGCGGTAGCGTGTAATCAATCGCAGCCCGGGCGAGGAGCGCCCAAAGCAACCGCGTCTCGGGTCCGGTGAACGTGCAAGGTTCACAGCACGCGGGCAGTATCGACGGCTCGAACTCCTCCGCCTCTATTTCGCACATCAGAACTCTTCACACTCCCAACCTGATGGCGCGGCTTTTGATTTCGTTACCGCGCAAAACCTAAAATGCCGAAACGTCTCGGCAGCAACCTTGATTTTCACTCGTGCATCGTCTTCCCAGAAGCCTTTCACCTCATGGAACTCGAGCTCTAGTGACTTGTTTATGACGGCGTAATCAGGTGTGTAGAAGGTACGATCGGCTAGTCGGAGCTTGAACGGCTCGAACGCATACCAGAGTATTTCACCGGCGCGCAACTGGAGTTCGAGGAGATTTCCGTACGCTACTTCTGTCTTATTCGGGCCGTCTGTCGGCCGTGGTCTCGCTCTTGCTTTGAACCTCATTACCCTCTGAAAACCACTCTAGAGGCATACCCATTTGACCGCACGAAGCGCAGCGACTACGGAATTCCCTATCTGTCATGAGCTCTTGATCGAAACCCGGTGGGTGGGAATGTTGCGTCGGATAACTCGCGCCGAACCCGTGATAGGAATAGAGCTTCAGACCCTTCGGCCGCCAAAACTCTTCCCACTGCTTAGCCGTTTTGAGAACTAATGTGTTCATGCCTTACCGGATTAGCCTCGAAGAACCGAGCAGCTTCGAGGAGCTCCTTTACCTTATCGCCGTACTTCGGGTGTCGAATAGCATCGCTCATCAGGAGACTCGGGCAGAGAGATTTTATCTCTCGGTTGAACTCCTCTTCCCCGAGCACCGAGCAAATAAACTCGATGCGCTCCCACCATTTACCCTTCGAGTCCTGGACACATTCGGATTGGGGCTTCCACTCCCCTATTATCTTCCCTGCGCCGTTGACCCACTGTACGAAAACCTTACCATCCGCTCTTATCGTCCCGGGCTCGACGTACGTTTTATCGTACCGAGCACGCTCCTTGATAACGAGCGAACGAATCTCTAATTCGCCTTCCTTCTTGCCGTCGCGGACGCAAGCCGTGAGCTCGTATCCGTCGTCAATGCCGTAACGCTGGATATCATCGCACTGGTGATTCCAAGCACGGCAAATCCAAATTTTACCACCGACATTTAACCTGACGACGGCGCAACGCCACGGACGGTCGTTCTTGATTCCCTCTCGAAACTCGGGAGAACCAACCACGAGACCCTCGATGAGACGTTGCGTTACGTCGTTCACTTTCGCTTGGCCTTTTTCGCTGCTTTCTTCTTTACAGGAGTCTTCGGAGTGGACATTGCTTCGAGCGCAATCAGCTTGAAACGAACCATCTCTAGGTGAGCTCGAAGGGTGTCCTGCATTGCCAGAGTAATCTGTCGAGCAGCCTTAAACGTCAGCTCTTCCGGCTTGGCCTTTCGAGTCAGTTTGTATTCAAGGTTGTATGTCCCGTCCTTTTCGAGCGTTACCCCGAAAAGGTCTTTCACCTGTTCTTTTGTCAGCACTTATTCACCTCAGAATGGTATGTCATCATCCTCATCCGGTTGCCCTGCGGGCTCGTGATGTTCGGATGGTCTCTCAACAATGAAAGCTTCGAGGTTAGGGACGTGTTGCCCGCGCCACTTGTTATCGCCGCCTTCTTTCTTGCTTGAGAATCGGAGCTTCGCGGCCTTCGCTACGCCGCGAGCTTGCTCGTTGCCGTACGGGATATCGTAGACGTAGACGGAGCTCGTCCCGGAACCGCTCTTCGAGAAGAAACCAACCTTCTTTTCTGTCGAACCTTGCGCCGTCCCGAGCTCGGGCGTCGACGCATCCGCATCATTATCGCCCTCGGTTGGGATACAGAACGATTGGAAGCAGAGGTATTTGTACGCCGCTGACATCGCCTTGTTCGAGGCTTTGTCGGCAGTGTCCATTGCCTCGCCTAGCATGGCGCAAGCGTGTTTACTACCGTCCACGGCGGACACGAATTCGTACACCGCGTCCACTTGCTGATGAATCGCGCTACCACCATTCTTGAGAGGCTTTTCACTTGTGTCGCGAGAGACCGAAGCCGGGAGAATAAGAAGATGAGCGGCGGCCAAATGTTGAGCAAGCGTATTATAAACATCGTCGATACCCCGGAATTTATAGTGCTGCGCCTGATTAGTTTGGTCTTTCGAGATCCCCTCTTTTGCGAGGACCGCTAACACTTGGTGGATTGCTTTGTAGACGTGCGGACAACTAGAAACTACCTCGGTCATGAAACCTCTTTCACATCAAAAACCTATCTCTTTAGATGCGAGGTTGCCGGGATTAGAGGCATAAAAAGGGCCCCGAAGGGCCCCTATGTCGAATCATTCATCTTCTATTTGTATCGTTCTTCTCGGTAGCGCCCTCCTTTCCCCTCCGGGTTTGCAAAGGTAAATCGGCTCTTCCTCGACGTCTTCGGGCGGCTCGATTTCCTCATCAAATACCAGCTCCGGAAAGCTATCCGGGTGCGGTAACCCGTACAGTTCTAGACCGGCTAGTATGTACTCTTTGGCTCGTAGGTTCACCTCATCCGAGGGACACCGGGCGAGCTCAATAAACGTTTTCGCAAGAGCCTCAAAAGCTGCCGCGCTAACGTCCGTGATTCGCGGTTTTGGTCGCCTCTTCCACCTCACTTAGAGGCCGCTTTAGTCACCACCAAAACGATTACGAGGACAGCCACAGCGGGTCTCGCCCACTTCTCATACTTCTCATCGGCGGGCCCGTGCGAGTACGCGAAAAGCGCCCCGAGCACGTAGCAAACAAGGGCGTTCGCATCGAGAAACTTCCAATGTTCATAGTCGACCAGCTTAGCGAGATCCATTCCGTCCATAGGTTCCTCTCCTACCCTCTTCGGGTATAAACGTTGGTTTTGCAAGCTAACTAGTGCATTTTTGGCCCATACCACGGTAGGGTAGGGGACTTCCGCACATTAGTTACCTACATTTGATACTTCGGAACGTGTGTTGGGTTCCTTAATCACTATCTTGATTTATACTCGATGAGCTCGGGCGCTTTGCTCGGGTGGACGGCATAGAAATTGGCCGTGTAGATAGGTCTCTTCGACACCTTCCACCCGTTCTCAATCTGGTAAACGTACCGCACTTCATTATGCAAGGTTGCTACCCTACAAGCCTCGCGCAGAGCTGTTACCAAATCAGTGAGCATTAGTTTCCTACCTCCGAATTAGGGTCGTTACAAACAATCGCCTTGACGCTCCACATTGCCGTGGTTTCGAGATTTGTGAGCGCAACGGAGCGTTCCCGGGAGTCTGGCGCAAGCTTCTGAATGGTCTCATGTAGAGTCGAGAACGCTTGGCGAAGCTCTTCTATCTTGGGAATGCTCTCGGTTGATGGTTTGTGATACGCGTAAGTCTTTATCATGTGCCTCCTATGGCAAGGTTACGAACCTGTGTATGCCACAAAACACACCCCGACACAGCCGCAAATGAACCGGTAGCGGACGCATCCTAATTTTAAACTTTGGGATTGAACGAGACCGGCGCGGAAGGGTAGATAGAAAATGAAACGGCCCCTGTGCTTGGGGCCGTCGTCGGAACAATAGCGTTGCTCACGTGGATGCTTGTTTCGATTCCCTTTCGACTGAAATTTTAACGAGAAGCCATATGAGCAGGACCAATTTAGCGCACAAGCAGACCGAGAGCAATCTTTTTCACGGCGGATATCGAGTCCTTTCCGCGCATCGAATTCAACTGATAATCGAGGCAGCTACCAGCCCGCTCACGGTCCCGTCCGGGAAGGGTCGGAAGAAGATCCGGCCCTACCTTAACACCCAAGATCTACGGGTTTTCTGCGCTCTAACGGAGCGATGGTTCGGGGCAGAGGAGCCGGCGATCGAGGAGCTCCAAAAAGTCTTAGCGGCTACGGACAAGGCTCACGAGGTGCGCCGGTCGCTCGATAAGATTCGTACGGTACTCGAGCGAGACACGGCAGAAACGGCCATCACAGCGCTTATACCGCGCCGTGTGCTTCGATACCTATCGGGAGAGGGGAACAGCACGGAAGTGCTCGTAGTGCTGCGTAGCGCCGTTACGGCGCTTCGAAAAGAGCGATTCGAGTTCCGAGCTCAAACCCAACGCCTAGCCGACGAGCTACACCTAACGCAAAAGGTAGTTTCGAACGCGATTATAAAGCTTCGTAAGGCAGGAATCATCAGCGATGTCGACCCGTTCCGAAGAGGGGCGAACCACTCGAGGAATGTTCAGGCCAAGGGGCTCGGGAAGCGCTACAGATGGTCGTGCTATGACATAAACCGGGCCCCAAAAGCACCTACGGTTAGACCCAAAAGCACCTACGACCCGGACCCAAAAGCACCTACGTTCGATACTAAGACCCATATACTAAGATCGGAACAACTAAGAGCCACACCAAACCGGGGTCGTGAACTGATACAAGAGCTCGTTACAGCCCTCGCGGGCGGATGTGGTATGCTAAATCAGCCTCATCGACGGGGCGGAACGGGTGGGTAGGTTTTTAAGAAGGGGGATTTTGTGAGCTTCGATCGGCATTACCCAAATCGAAAGGATTGGCGACGCGAGTACCGCAGGGCGGGCAGACGTACCAAGTCATGCAGACCGAACGGAGGTTGCCCGTATTGTCTCTCGAACAGGTTACACAAGTACCGCAGAAGCGTAACGAACCTCACTCCGAAACACCTCCTTTTTTCAGAGATTTTCGAGTCCTGAAATAGCGTACACCTCATCTAAACAGATGAACGTGTAAGTTCTGATTAGGTGTGCACATGGGTTATTCTGATTTCTTCCGGGTCGAAACAGACCCACTCGGCACGAGCTTCGCCGCCGCGTTAGTGGCTCCGGATAAGGTGAAAGTTAATCCCGGAAAAGAGCCGTATTTGACGGTGAACGGCGAGGAGTACGAGGTCGATCCGGACGTTTCACCGGTCTCTGCTTTCCTGTCCGATGGGTACTATATTCGGTTTCGAAAGAAGGTCCCGGAAGCGCTGAAATTCGTCAAGCCGGGAGTAATGGTAACGCTGCAAGACTACCCGAATCCGGTTCGACTCCTTGAGCCTATACCAGCATCGGAAACCCTCATGCCGAATAAGTGGAGGTGCTGGGACTACTCGGACAACAGGATCGTAAAGCTCTACGTGACGAACAACAACGTCCAGAAGGTTAAGGATGACGGTCGCACCGTCTTCTCTCGGTAGCCCCCTCGCGGAGTGCCTCGTTTGGGGTTACCTCGGGGCGCTCCGACTCTCGATGCTCTCGATAATTTGGCTAGCACTCTCGGCAGTACGATGAATCAGGAAGAGGCCATACAGAACGCCCTACGCGACCTAGAGACCATCGCAAACCTCACCCTTAGCAATGAGACCCGGAGCACTATTTCGCGCGCCGTACAGGCATTGTGCGGGCGGATAGCAGCTCTCGAAAAGAAGTGTGAAGAGTCCTTTGATGCGGGTTGGGCGGCGTGTGACCAGGCCCATGAGGAGATCGAGCAGCTTGAGAGCGCTCCGACAGATGGGCCGGTGCAATGATGAAAGACCTTGGGCAGCTCTTAGCGTACATAGCAGCTCGGAGGCAGGCTACGAACCTCGATCCGTTGCATCGAGTAAAGCAGAAACTTGCGAGACAAGGGCGGCAATATCGACGGCGGGAGCGCCGAATATGGCTCTCGAAGTATCAGCCGGGGATACTCGCCCATAAAGTATTCCGAGCTCGACAGCGGTTGAAAGAGCTCCGACGAGAGCGCCGACGGCTTTGAGCTCGACTCGATTCGCGGTGTAACATACATGTGCGTAGAACGTTTATAAGGCTTGTGCGTATGGCGATGGTAGGTGGTTCGACTTCTGAGAAATGTCCCCCGAAAAAGGGAAAAAAGAAGTCATCCAAGAGGAAGTGACGCCTCTTTGCTGAAGGGCAGGTAGACAGCAGGTGTGGCCCCGTGCCGGAACGGGGCTTCTTCTATGAATGCGAGCGCTGAATTCAATTACACCCCATGCGCCTGGTGCAACTGTCCGGCCGAAGGCATTCACCGGGTAGGTGAGAACCTCCTTTGCTTCTACCACTACGAGCAGGTTGCTCGGACCGTGGAACACTCCTATAACGACCCCTCCAATTCCGAGAATATAACACCAGTGCGGGAAGTGATTCCGGAAAGTTACCTCAATTAAAATCTACCATGAATTCAGACGACGAAAACCGTGGAACACCTTTGAGGCTCATCGTCGCCGGAAGCAGAGACATCACGGATACACCGCTCGTCCATCGGTATATAAACGAGGTTTGCGTAGCATACCCAACGCTTCGCGAGATAGTCGAAGGGGGAGCAACCGGCGTCGACCGGTCCGCTAGGCTTTACGCTTTCGAAAACGATATGGATCTATGCACCATGCACGCCGAATGGGGCAGGTTCAAACGCTCGGCCGGACCGCTGCGTAATAAGCGGATGGCCGCGTACGGTGATATCCTGCTAGCGGTTTGGGACGGCAAGAGCCGAGGAACCCAGCACATGATCATGGTAATGAAGCAGCTCGGGAAGCCGACAATCGTTCATACCGTCGAACCTAGTTGAATCTCCACTGACAAAAAGGTAACTAATGTTCCGAACCTTTGTACCATCAGGGGAGAATAGCCTATGTCCAAAGCACTTGCCGAAGACCGCGACGAGCAAACCGATGAGGTTGAAGCTCGGCCGTGGCAAAGGGCCGTAAAAGCCTTTATCCGCCTTCGAGCGAAACCGAACCAAACCATACCGCTCGACTGGTTTATTGAAGAATTTGAGCTCACCATCCCAACACGCGGAACCGTCGAGGACTGGACGGCATTTCGGTTCGGTTGGTTAGGGGCGTTCGATAAGTTTCGCCGCGAGCTCCTCGAAAAGCACTTCATCGACTTACGCCCGGTCAAAACCAAGGGGTACCAAGTCGTACCACCAAACGAGCAAACCCGGTGCGCCATAGAAGACGGTTTGAAGGACGTCGGTAGGGTGCTCGACAAGATGAACGCTCGGATCCTGTACGTGAATCACAAAGCCCTAACCAAGCGTGAGCGCCGGGAGAACCTCGAAGCGTTACACAGAATGCACCTGATGAGGCAGGCACTTACGAAACGGCACGCCCTATCCGGGCTCATTGGTCGACGGATACGAAACAAAGGACTATCAGAGGAGTAATTGTCATGGGACACACACGGAAGATTAGTGACGAACAAAAAGCACTCGTGTTAAAAAGGGTAGCGGCAGGGGAAAAACAGACCGAGATCGCTAAAGACCTAAAGGTAGCACCTCAGTCTATTTACTCGATAGTCAAACGAGCGAAAGACAAGGGCGAAATGCCGAACGGAATCGAGGGAGCCGCGAACCTCGCGTTCCCGGGGATACCGGATAAGGCGATGAAGAAAGAACTAGAGTTCTACAAAACGCGATGCATCAAGCTCGAAGCGGCAGTGGTCGACCTAGAACTGAGACTCGTAGAGGCCAAGGGGCTGAACTTTTTATAGGAGGGGCTATGTCCGACGGTGGAGTAAAGCGAATGGTGGTGGAGCTCGCGACACCACTACACACGCGAATCAAGGTAAAGGCGGCAAAGCAGCGGATACACCTCCGACGTCTCATGATCATGCTCTTAGAGCAATGGTTACAAGAGGACGAGCAGCCGGTAGTAGAGAACCCGCTGCACATGCCCGAACCGCAGAAGGAAGTAAAGCCGATACGACTCGTTAACGAGATTCGGCAGTAATCGGAGGAGGTAGTAGTAGCGCCCCGTGCGCTATTAGGTCCGAATCAGTTATAGCAAAGGAACGCGAAAGGGGAGGAGCAAACACTTTGCCGATCCCCTGCGCTCGTTTCGTCCAGGAAATGAGCACTTCACATCCACCAAACTTCTCGAACAGTTCTCGGGCTCGAGGAGCTCCCCCGTCGAGACCATCCTGGTTGAAGATGCAGGGCACGCCTTTTGGAAATAAAGCTCTCTCTGAGTGCAACTCGATAAACTCAGTACGAATAGGGCCGTGATTCCTATCACCAGCAATCGATCTAACCATCTCTCCATCCCACTTCGAGCGCATGACTCGCACGAGGTTTCGAAAGGCTTTATCGCTGTACTCGTCTTCGAGCCCGGTGGATATAACGACACGAGTTCTCGGACTGCTGACAGATGTGATTTCGGAAACAAGTTTAACCATCCGTCGCACGATATTTTTTCTCGTCCGTGCTGACATCTCTTCCAGCAGCTTTGAGTACTGCACGGCGCTGAGCTCTGGCGAACTCTCTTCGCGAAAGCATTTGCGAGGCGGACGGCGGCAAGTTTGATTGTCATAATGCACCTCGACCATGTGATCGCGATTGCGAAATTTGTGTGTAAATTTCTGTATGCAATCCGTCGAGCTCCCGAAGGTACGATAGAGCACAGCCATAACCGGCCGTTCGGCTTGATTAGATAGAGCAAGGAAGCGAGAGCACGGGAAGGTTGGGCTCATCGCGCTATACGCGGAAAAGCCCTTGTAAGGTTCGGCCGAGACGCTAGTTACTAGCAGAGCGATCGAGCAGCTTATCAATCTTAAGCTCGATGCGATCCAACCTCTTTTCATTTGTGACCACATAACCTTCGAGTTGTGATATCTGAACGCCTTTTTTCGAGATCTCGTGTCGTAGGTTGTCGAGCTGACTCGTTACGCGCTGCAACCAGAACCACCCCACCGACCCGATTACGCTGAGCGCCCCCGTTAAAACCTTGAGCAATAAATCTTGTACTTCCGGAGTCATTACCCTTACGCCTTCTTCGCTAGCCGCTCCTTTGCGTTTGCGTCCTGAATTCCAAACTCAAGACCTAAGTGCCCCACGAAGCTACCGAGTAAAACCCACTTCAGATTAACCACATCAACCACCGCGCATGCATCGAATCCCACCGAAGCAGGAAAGAAGCCGCATAACAGATAGCAGCCCGTGAGGATCATGTTCACCGCTTGGACGACTCGAGCAACCTCGGTCTTTTTGTTGTCGAGAAAGCGGAAGATAAAACTTGTCGCGATTCTGCGAATGAATGAATCTTTTAGTTCGAATAGAGCATCGAGCATAAAACCTACCTCGTTAATATCCGGTCTATTTCTCCGGTCTCAATGTGAGCGAGAACTTCGATCGGGTAATGTGCGTCCGCGCCGCCGTTCCACTTGAGCAAAGCGCGTTCCTTGTCTCCATTTGTTAGATGTAGAAACTTGGAAAGAATTTTCGTGCCTAGTTCGATGTTTTTTGCCGGGTCGACTAGTTCGAGGAGGCATTCACCATCGAACCCGTTTTCGCGGGCTGTTTGGCCCATGATCTGCATGGGTCCGATCGAGTGACTTCTAAGGGAGCGTTCGGTTTGTTCGTTGCAACCGTGAACGGGCCAGTAACCACCAAGCTTAGTTCGGGGAGCGGTTGATATTCTGTACTTACGGTCGAATCCCGGTTCGTGGCGTGCTGCGAACGCATAGCCCCCACTTTCTTGGAGCACTACAGCCGCAACCAACTTCGGGTCGACATTATACGTCTTAGCCGAAGATTCTATAATCTCTGATATCCGCACCGGACTGTTAACCACCAAGCAAAACCACAAAAAAAACAAAAGCCGCGCAAACATTCGTAGCGGGTAGAAAGCGACGTCCCTTAGCGGGATTTCATCAGCTCTTGAATGTTGAGCAACCCGGGTCGAGCTTTCTTATTAGCTCGCATCAAGGTTGCTGTATCCGGGTCTGCTAGGTAGGGTTTCAGGCTTGCCATATTCGGCTTGATTCCCTGCGCTAACATCTCGGAAAGAATTCTACCCTGGTTTACCTCGTCTCCGGCGCGAATGTATTTCGCGAGGAGCATGTTATAATCCTTATCGTTAGTCGCTGTTTTCTGCTTCTCGTCGTACTCGAACGCTTTCTTCTCGTAGGCCCTTCCTAACCGGTCGGGAGAGAAGCCCATGGCTATCTGAGCAATCTCACCGGTTGTCGGCTTCTCGATGATAGGTTGCCCCGTCTCATCGTTTAACGCCCCTTCTTTGATTATACGCGCCGCCTTGAGCGGACCACGAATACCGCGAGGTGCCATGGTTTCAGCCGCCAACCAAGGGGCCTCTTTCTTGTGATATAGGTCGTATGCTTTCGGTATCTTCCCGAGGTATCCCGCGATCGGTCCGCCGACAGCCTGCAGCGCTGCCATTTTAGGATCCATGTCGATACCCGGGAGAAACTCGCCGGTTGATACGAAGCCCGAAAAGTTTGTCCCCCCGAGCGTAGGTAAGCCATAGAGAACCGCGTGCGCCCAATCCTGATTCTTGGTGAACTGCACCCACTCTTTTCGAGGGTTCAGCCCCATCGATTCGGCTATCGACTCGACTTGCTTCGCGTACGGCAAGCCCATCGCGCCACCCAAACCGGCCGTAACTGCGAGACTTAACCCAAACCCGACGCGGTTGCCCGGCTTGAACGAGTTCCGTAGGAATCGAATGTAGTTCGCTGCGAAGCCCTTGTATTGGGTAGCAACGGAACCGATAGCGCTTCGAGTGAGCCAGTTTTGATTTACCTTCGAGGTGTCAAATTGGGTGTCTAGTACGAACTTTTTCGCATAGTCGAAAAGTGCGTCCCCCTCGAGCCCCTTTCGCATACCAACTTCACGACCGGCGATAAAAGCGTAAAGCCTGTTCGCTTTCTCGGCCGCACCGAACATAAACATAGCCTTGTCCGATAGACCGCTTTTACCGTCGATACGTTTCTTGATGTCGTAGAGCTCATTCATGCCTTCGGCGTCGATGATTCCGCGCCGCATGGCCGTGTCGATGTCCTTCGCTAGAGCAGCATCGCGAGACGCGAGCTTATTTTTCCCGGTGACTCTATCACTCAAGAATTCGAACGCGGCTTTTTGAGCGTTGCCCATGACGCGCCGACCCTCGAGAACGGCTCGACGTCCACCAAGTGAACCTTTGAGCTCTCCGATTATGTGAGGCTCGGTCGTAACTATCGATTGCGTTGCGTTGATGAACGCGGAAGACGGGACACCCGCAAGATTGATTACGTTCGCAGTGCGCTTTGCAAGAGAGGTAAGCGGATGCGTCCCCTTCGTGATATCGTTCTTGTATTTTTCGAGACGACCACGAAGTATCGGCTCAGCTTTCGGGTCGAGCGAGTTAATTACCTTCTGTATCTCGGGTATCGCTTTGTTCTTTGCTTTGAAATTAGCAAGGCCCATCACGTAATCAGCCGTTGCTTTGGTGATGTTCCGGTCGTAACCCGCGATGCCTTCCGCGTGTTGTAGGTGCTTATTGAAGCCCATCGGCGGACCTTTATCCGGCTTGAACTTCTGAAGGTCCCCGGCTTGTAGCCACGTATCGGGAGAGAATTGATTGACTCTATCAATGAGGTCGGCCGGGAGGTCATAGCTACTGTATGCGTCCGGGTGTCCTTTCGGACGTTCGGCGATCGTCGCTTTCTCTCCGAGCTTGATACGCTCTGCGGCTACCTTTCGAGCTTCCGCCTTGGAATCGTGGTGACTCCTCCAGATGGTGTTGCCCTCTTCGTCTTTTGCTACGACTTGATACGCATCGCCGTAACGTCTAAAGGGAGTGTAGTTCGTATTGCGGAGTGACTCGACGAACTTCTCTACATCTTCGGTGTATTTCTTGCGTAGCTCCGGGCCCTGTACCTTCTCGGCATCCGTAAGAAGCGCCTCACGAAGATAGTTGAGGGAAAGGTCCGTGCCTTTCCGATATGAGCGTATAGCGGAAATCTCTTCAGGTGTGAGCCCTTGTTTTGCAAGTTGCGCATCGTTTGGATCGAGTATTTTCTTACCGGCTTTCTTACTCTTTATAGCGTCTTCTCGGAGAGCTGCAAGAATAGAGTTTACCCGCTCGGGATTTTTGAGCCTGAAGTAATCGCGGTATGCATCGGCAAGGTAAGAAGCGGTCTCGTTAGCGTCCTCGATGAGGGTTCGACCGCCCTTGTAATATGCGTCTTTGACGTGAGGAAACTTATCGGCCTGAGTTTTGTCGTACGTAAGCGAGCGCAGCGCCGCGAGACCTTGGCTTAAGCCCGGAACATGAGTACCACCGATACGCCCCTCGAAAAATTGCTGACTCTCGGGAAGCTTCTCAATTGGGATATCGGAGCCCTCGCCCTTCAAACCAAGGAGCGTTCCAATATTGAACGCGCCGGACTCGGAATTTAGAGCGGCTTGGCGCTTCTTGAATTCCCGGGCTATGGGTCGAGCCTCTTCAGATGCTTGAGCTTTTATCTTTGCCTTGAGCTCATCATCCATGTACCAGCGATCGAGACGCTCCTTTTCCGCTTCGAGCGCTTCGAGCTTTTTCTTTGTGGACGCAACGTCGTCGACCTTAACGCCCATCTTCTTAGCGTTTTCGGGGCGCTTTGCAGAACCGCGCGCGGACTCGATATCCGCCGCGATTTCCTTTTGCATCTTCGTAACGATTTTCGCTTGAGCTTCCGCCAGTCGGATAGCTCGATCATCGCTACCGAATAGAGATTGCTGTTCGGATGGAGGCAGAGAGCCGTATTCCCCCTCGAGCGCCCGCATTTGATTCACGGCCTGCTCGATTGGCGCACCTTTGAGCGCCGCCTTTATTCCGACTTGTTGCAGTGCGTCGTTTCCGGGAGCGGTTCGGGCGATTGCTGCGGCTTGTCGGTCGGTAAGTTTTCCGTCCTGGTATAGCGAGTAGAGGTCAGGTGTGGACTTGGTTCCGATTTCGAATCCCAATACCCCCTTATTACGGCTGAGTAAGCCTCTTGAGACTGCTTCCTCTTCGCTAATTCCTGAGTTTTTGAAATAGTTGGCATAGTCGGGGATCTCCCCCTTCTCGTCTTTGATGTTTAGTTCAGCATCGAGTATAGCCGCATCGCGTTGCGTGAATCCATCGGCTTCTCTGTAGACCTGCGCCGGGAGCTCGTCGACGCCCTTTCGCTGCGCTAAGTCAAAACGGTGACGCCCGGATATGACTTCCAATCGGCCGTCGTTTCTCTCCCAAACCTGAATCGGGCCCATGCCGCGCGGGTCAAACTCCCCTTTTAGCGGCTCAACAATTCCCTTTTCGTTTGCGTTGCTCTTCCACTGCGGAACGTCCGTCGAAAGTGTCAAATCTTTGACTTTCACTTTCACCGGTTCGAGGTTCGCGACCTGAGACGTAGGCTCACTTGGCTCGAGTAATGGGGCCTGTTCGGTCGGAGCCGGGATATCAGAAAGCGTCTGAGCGGTCTCGGGCTCTACAGGAGCGGGAATATCACCCTTAATCGGGCCCTCGATTTGTTTCGGCTTGATGCGTGCGAGGTATTGTTTATACGCCTCTATTGAGTGCGCCGGTACTTCGCTTTCATTGGTCGTCTCTGGCGGCGGTAATGTCTGTTCCCTAGTGACGTCTACAACCGGTTGGAAGTCATCCAATCCCAACGTCTCCTTGGGCTTCAACCAGTCAAAAGACCGTCCCGTGTTTTCGAGATTTTCGCGCAAGCGGTCTTTCATAACCGGAAGCTTGTCCATTGCGCGTTCTGGGGGCCGTTCGGCCGAGAGCACTTCATCCGGAGCTCTAGCAACCGGCTCGCCGCCACCACCTGCACCCGGCCCCGAGCCTTGATCCGGTGGTGGTAGTGCTAATATTTCACTATCCGGATTACCGCGCTCCGCTTCGAGCGCCGCCATGGTTTTGGCTTTCCATTCCTCGAGCTTTCTTTGTCGAGATGAATCCTTGAGATGTCCTATCGTCGACAATCCCGCGCCGGTTAGAGCGTTCGATATTGCCGACTCTCCGATCGCTGCCGTGTCTTGAGGTGTCCACTCGTCGCCGGTTGCGAGCTTCGTAGCTTCGGTGTTGAGCGCCGTACTTGCGGCAGACGTGCCCGCATCGGTCGCCATACCGAGCATAAGACGCCGAAGAAGGGGCATCCCCTCTTTGCCGTATACGCCCATCGGGACGGCATTAAGCGCCGTGTCGGCGACACCTACCCCAGCGCCGTACATTGCGGCTTCAGGTTGCGAAACGCCTCGATCCTTGAGCTCTGTATACTTGTTTGCTCCCGACATACCGCCGAGATACAGAGCGCCCGCGAGCGGTCCGGTAGTGATGAGAATCGGTGCGGCTTGGGTTATGCCAGAAATGGCATTGTACCCAATCGACTGAGCGCTACCCGGCTGCATATCATCGGGTCGTAATTGGTCCTCGAAGTATTGAGCACCTTCGCGGGTATCACGACCGACTGAGCTTAAGCCCCTACCAAGCTGTCCGAGAGGGGTGCCACCTTCGTGCCGAGAAAGGGAATCGAGGCCCTGTATCGCATCCCCTGCCGCCTCTACTCCGCTACCGATCCCGTGAGCAAGGCCCATGAAACCAGCACCAACGGCCCGAGCTCCGGTCTCTGCGCCGGTTGCAAGCTTATCCAACCAACTCGATTGAGGAACGGTATCCTGCTTGTAAATCGAGAATTCCGGATGTTGTAAAAGGTACTGCCTCAAACCATCCGGATTGCCCCGGAAGCTCTGTAGCACATCAAATATCTTCGGCTCGAACCCGGAAGGATTCTTAGGGTCGTACGTGTCGGGGTCCGAGAGGAAATCGTCTACCGCGTCGCCCTTAGTGACATCTACGAACTTCCCGTTCGGGTCGAGGAATCGAGAGCCGCGAATGTTTCCGGAGTCATCGAGCTCGTTAAAAAGATAACGCTTCGTGCCGGAAGCGTCGTTATCTTTTACCTCAAACTGACTGCGGTCATAGAAGCCGCGTGACCCATCCGGAAGGGTTGCCATGTCTTCATCTGAGATAAAATCCGGCATCTGAGGCTCTTGAGAGCCTTGGAGCTGCGCAAATTCTTCGTCAGAGATGAAATCTGGTGGCACTAGGACACCCGCTTATAGCCGCCCGGAACCTTCATGTATTGTGCGCCGTTGATAGATATCGGAGCGCTTGGGGCTGGTGTCTGTCCTGCGATATTTTGAGTTGCGTTTTGAACCTTCTGCTCGACGCTCGTTCGGCCCATGGGCTGATTCGGAGCGCTCGACATCGGAGAAATCGGAGGAGGAGCATTCTCGGGAAGAACCCCCATCTGCTTGAGCATGTTGTACGAGAATTGCTCGTTAGCCATCTGCTCGTATGTCGGAGCCTTCGGGGCGGTACGTTGCGATTGGAGCTCGCCACGGTTGAACCGCGCTATCGTTGCCGGGTCGTTTAGGTCTCCGATTACCTCGCGGTTTTGCGTGGTGTCGAAGAATACATCATGACGCGCACGCTCTATCGGCTCGTCTCGAGGGGCCGTGTACATCGGAGTCACGCTACCATCCGGCATGACCTTTACGATCTGCCGTCCGATCTGCCGAACATCCCCGCCCATCTGGGAGAGATCCATATCCCCTATCCCAAGCTTATCGCTAAGGCCCGCGCTCTGCGCGAACTGCTGAGCAAGCATCGGATTCTCTCGTAAGAGACCCTGAAACATCTGAACCTGATCGCGCTCTTCTTGGCGCTTCATGCGACGTTCGTCGAGATCCATAGCAAAAGCCTTTTCAGGCTCGTACTGTCGGAGAACGTTTAGCGCTGCGGCTTGCGGGTCTTCTTGCTGCCGCGCATCTGCGAACGCTTGTCGCTCTTGGTCTTTATCCTGCTGCGCACGGATCAAACCGTCTTGGTATTGTAACTGCTGCTCTTGCTGCTGGTAATCATTGATTGACTTCACGGGCTGATTAAAAACCCATGAAGGAATCGGAACACCGCCCGTAATTTGGGCGAAGCTCATCGGGTCATACTTCGGAGCTGTCGGCATTACCAAAGACTCCCGGACGACTTACCACCACCACCGAACATTCCGCCAAGGAAGCTGTTGCCCGCGTTGATGTACCCTGCGTTATTCGCCGCCCCTCCAAAGATTCCGATCATGTTCGGCACCGAGAAATTTGGTCCGCTCGGACGAGACGACGGAGGCATATACGGCGCGTATTGCACCGGAGAGTAACCGCCACCACCGCCGCCCCCTCCGGTATGTGCGTATGCGGTAGGACGGCTATAGAGGTTTTGTGTAATCTTGGCGCTATCCTGCCCATACCCGATTTGATTCTTCCCGATACCGCTTGCCGCATCCAATGCAGCGTCTAAGGGAGACTGAGAAAAGCCACTATTGATGTAATTGACGTACCCATTCAGAGCGTTAGCGGATGCTTGCAAATTATTCCGCGCCGTCATGTCGGCAACGTTTACCGCTCGGTCTGCGTTCTGCTGTTCGTTCTGAGAGTTGAGACGCTGCGTGTCGAGGCCGATACCGAGAAGGTTCGACATGAACCCTTGATCCTGCCCGCGTGCGGTTAGAAGCTGGTCGAGTGCTTTTTGCTGGTCTTGAGAGTTGAGACCTAAAACGAACTGACTAGCGGAGCTCGCGAGAGCATCCTTTTTCGCCTGATAATCTCGAGCTCGTTCCGACTCCTCCGCTCCGAGCTGATTCAGAAAATCCGAATTAGCTTGAATCTCCGCGCCGCTACCCGTCAAACCACGGGACGCCATGAGCCTATCGAGCGAACCGAGGCCCTTGTCTCTCTGAAAATTGTAGAGCGCTGAACCCTCGTAGAATTGCGGGTCCTGAGAGGGAAAGAGGTTTTTTACTGCCTTATCGAGTAGCGCCTTATCGAGCGGAGATGCGGGAGGTTGCGCCGCCTCGGGCGGTTTCTCTTCGGGTTTTACTGGTGCTTTGTAAACACCGTCGGCGTCGAAAAATTCTCCGGTTCTCTTTCCGTCTTTCGTGAAAATCCGGTTCTCGAAAATCCCGTTATCTAGAAAGTGCTGTACCGGGTCGACACCTGCCGCCGCTAGGTCGGGGTTGTTCTTGATGTACGCTTCGGCGTCGAACTCCGGAGGAAGCAGAGATGCGTTGTTTATCCCAGCCTTATGCCACCCGTTCGAATCTGGCACTCCTTCGGCTTGCCCGAACTGTGCCATGTAAGCTTTACCCCTGCTCATCAGAGAGCGACGTTCGGCCGCTGTGCCTGCGTTCGGAATGAGGTCGTAATACGCGATTTGTTGAAACCGCCGTGCCTCATCCGGAGACATGTTCACGTTCGAGAGTGCTTTTCGAACGATTACCTCGTCGCCGGGAGCATATCCATATTGAAATCCGGCCGGGGGTTGCCCTGCGGGGGTGCCTGGTGCGCCTCCTTGGGGGGATCCGTCTGTCGGCCCTGCTGCGGGCGGTTGCCCGGTAGGTGTAGTTTGCGCGGGCCCGCTGTACCCGTTCGGTAAATCGTTTTGCCAGTTCCACCCGAATTTAGAGCCGAGCGATCGGATAATCTCGGCATTCTTCGACCATTCCGGGGAGCCGTTCCCGAGCCCTTTGATGCGGTTTACCGCCTCTTTGTACTTGGTTTGCGCCGCATCGCGCTCGATTTTGTCAGGAGGTGTGTACGGTGCGGGAGTTGTTGGGGCCGGGGTAGGTTGCGCCGCTGGTTGCGGACCGGGATTTCCGCCGAACGGAGCGATCGGCGTCGGAGGTTTGTACCCCTTCGGCAAGTCATCTTGCCAACGGAGACCGAGACCGCTACCAAGCGCCTGAATCATGTCGGCGTTTTTGATGTACGCTTCGGTGCCTGGTCGAAGAGTCTTCAGCCGGTTGACGGCTTCTCGATAACGAATACGGCGCGGATCTTCTGCCATTACCTCCTAGCCCGAGGGATCTGTAACCGCTGTCCGTCCTTCCCGATACCGGGCGAACTGGTGCTAGACCGTGGGGGAACCTGCGTTTTAAAAACTGTAGGTAGCTTCCCGATGGGTTTTGTAAACCCTGGATCGATATTACCCGGCATTCCGCTAGCAGCACCAATTACGCCGCCCTGATTTCCGGGCGCTATAGGGGCTGGTGCTCGGCCGTTGGTGGCTTGAGGCTGCGGAGCTCCCCCGAATACTCTCGACACGCCAGCGCGGTAAACGTCGGCCCGCTGCGGGTCTATACGACCGGCTTTCAAGAGCTCGTCGACGGCCGCGAGAGCTGAGGTTTGATCCACGCCCTGTTTACCGTAAAGCTCCCGAACGTGCCCCATCGCTTGAGCCTCGTTGCTGGTGTTCTGTAACGCGGCGTTTGTGAGATACCCGGTGTAGTCGTCGCGTAGTTTGTCCTTTCCGCCCGTCATGATGTCGCCTAAGAGCGAAAGGTTAGCGATGGTGTTGCCCTGATAGGATAACGACGGGTGTTCGTGGTCGAGCTCGAATTGTCGCATGCCCTTATCGTTTCGATATCCACCGTCTTTCCCGATATCGAAGCTCGAGCCGTCCGAGAAATTGATTTTGTAATCCTTGTCGATCGCCCCCGAGTCCTTCAGGTTCTTTCGAACCCTATCGCGGTAGAGCTGGTCATCATCTTTATGACTACCGAGGAGCGTTCCGAAAATGAGCTTTTCCGGCGCGAGCTTCCCGAAGTAGAGATCGTTGAACTGCTTCACGCCCGGAATTTTGTCGGCAACCGGTCGCCACGGGTCATAGATCGACCGCGTTTCGTCCTTCGTCATCGCGCCGCCGTTCGCGTTCTTCTTTGCGGCTCGATAGTTATTGTACGACTTATAGGCCGTAATCGCCGCTGCAACGGGCCAAGCGTACGAGGCAACGGTACCGGCAGTACTACCACCTGCCGCCGCACCAGCGCCCGCTGCGGAGCTCGGAGCCGCCACTACACCACCACCAGCGGCAGAGCCGACAGCGGTATACCCTGCCGGTACCGCGCCGCCTGAGCTCACAAGAATCGTTCCGCCCGCACCCGAGCTAACACCTGAGCCTAACCCGGCCATAGCCCCAGCGCCCGCACTGCCGCCCAACGCGGCGGATCCGCCCGCGCCGCTAGCCATTCCGGCACCATTCCACGCGGCGTTACTCGCGGGTGTGGCTGCGCTGCTACCTCCGCTACCAAACAGGTAAGAGGACCCTTCGTCCTGAAGATAGCCGGATCCAACATCCATGGCCGTGCTCATCGCGGAAGGTCGTTTTTGCTGTTGCTGCTGCTGTTGAGGGTATCCGTTCTGGTCGTACTGCTGATAGCCGTACATGTTGTTAGGTTGCCCGTACATGTACCCCGAAGGACCGCCCGCACCTTGGTTGCGCTGCAAGTAGGCTTGCATCGTCGATTGCATCGTTTGTGACTGAACCGGAGGCATTAGAACGCCTTCCGATAACCGTTAGCCACTGCGAAGAGGTTGCCCATAGAAACGGGAGCTTGCTGCGGATTGAACCGACTAAGCTGGTCCATCGGCATCTGAGAGATGTCGTACGGTGCGTTGATACGTCCGAGGAAATCCGGGTTATTCAGCGTAGCGCCGAGATTCGCGTACGCATCTGAAGCGCCTTGATAGGTTCGAGCCTGCGCGGGCATCGCGTTGAGGCCCTGTTGCATGAACGGATTGAGGGTTGCCGTGCTCTGGTCATACCCGGCTTGAATCTGCCCGAGAGCCTTACGAGCTGCCTTGAGTCGGTTTTGCTCTTCCTGTTTTGCTGCCGCATTCATCGCCGCTGCTTGAGCCGCCGCCGCCCGAGCACGAGCAGCGGAAGCCGCCCGAGCCATAGCGGAGTTTTGCGCGTCGATCCCCTGCTTGTCGGCCATCCACTTATCGTAATAAGCGGCATCAGCCATCATGCTGTTGTAGTTGTTTTGTTCTTGCTGTCGAGCAAGGTCGGCAAACTGATTTCGAGCGTTCGCCTCGTTAGCGCTTTGCATGTAACTACTAACGCCCGAGACAACCGGCTTTATCCAGCCTGAATTTTTAGAAAACCAATCCCCTATTCCGGAGAGAGCAGAACCCCAATCCATTCGATGCCTCTATTCTACCTCTCGGTCGAGCTCAGGAGAAATCACCCTATCCCCATGAGCATCATAGACGATTGAAACGTACCGCCCGCTACAACTGGCGCGATGTAGATATCTTGTCTCGGTGTGGTGTCTTTTATAATCCGGCAGTGGTCTGCGGTTGTTGGGGCGGAAGCGCCTGCGGTCATGTCGAACTTACCAACAACGTCTATCTCGGGAGACGCGCGGCCCATGAGCGGCCAATACGCGATGAGGGCGGACGGTCGAATCAGTAGCGGGCACACCCCGGAGTTAAGCGCCGCTCGTTCGGCCGCATCGAGAACTACATTCCAAAGAGCAGTCTCCGCAATACGACCCTGAAAAAAGAGAGAGCGGGTGCTCGAGTCTTGGCACCCGAAGGCTGTTCGATTGTTTCCTGTTGGTGCTTTCGATGTCGCGCTAGTCCCCGCCGTACCGTTGTTCAGGTAAGCTTTACGGTCGTTATTACCGGAAGCATGAGTACAGAGAACGTGATTCCAACCGTTCGTAGTGAATGTGTTGGCTGTCGACGCATCGGCAGCACTACCAGCCGCAGTGGAGCGGAATCGAAGCGTGTTCGCCGCTGCTTGGTCGATTCTTATGTAGTCAGTGGTATTCGCGCTGTTCGCAACGGAAAAAAAAGTAACACCCGACCCTGATTGAGTCGGGTATACCCATGAGCTAAAAGTCCAGTTTTGCCCCTGGTCAACAACCGCGCTCGAAGCGTATTCGAGGTATTGACTCGAAGCAGAAGCGAACGAACGAGCCACGTCTTAAGTTTCCTTCCCTTCCGGCCAAATCAGCTCGGCATCGCCGGTCATGGTGTCACCAGCGGCCGACGCATCGCGCTTGACTCGAAGAATAAACTTCTCGAGATTCGCGACCGAATCCATGTCAGCGCCGTTCGTGAACGTAATAGAAGTCTCTTTAGTTGCTCCGCTTGTTCCCGAAGTCGTGGTAGTAGTGGTGTTGAAGTCGTACGTTTGAGACGTGTCGACGTCGGTCGAGTTGGTTTGAATGCGTCGGAACGCTACATCCCACTTTACATCGCCGGTCGTGGCGCTCGTAGCCATCCACGGAAGGATAATCGTAAGTCCGCCGCCCCCATACCCGATGAGCTGACACAGAAAATCCAGGTACTCGACGGTAGTATCATCGAAGTCGAACACCTCGATACTCTCAGCAGGAGTCGAGCCGCCCGGCCGAACATCGTACGTTGCGTAACTCGATCCCGGAGGAAGAGCCTTGATAACCTTTACGCAATAATCACCACTTGCCATTAACCAACCTCAAAACGTTTTCGTGCTACGAAGTAAAAGAGCTCTAATTTCTGTCGAGCCGTCAAAGCGGTACGCGCCGGGAGCGGTAACGCGGAATTAAACGAAGCCGAATTCGACTCTATCCAGTTATCCACGGCGGTAATCGCCGCATCGAGGTCCGGTTTCGAGACCGCTATCGAATCACGCCGAACGGAGATGCTCGTTGCGAAATCTCCCCGTGCGGCTTGCTTTTGAGCGGTTGTAAGATTAGCCATTAATCATCATCCCAATATCGAAGGTTGTAGGTCACAGAAACCGCCGCGCTGAACGACATTTCGAGCAGCGTTCCGGAGCTTGTTTCGAAGAGAGATGACGGGATGTCTACGCTTTCGGCGATACCTTGGACCGTTCCCGATATTGCCTGAAGTGGGTAGGTTCCTATCGCTGTTCCCGATGCGCCGTCTTTGAATGTCACGGTGACGGCCGTCGTTGAAGAGGTCATGAGCGAGAGCGCATACACCTTGATTTTTTTGCTCGTTACCGCTGCAACAATCGTGAAGGTTGCACTAGCCGAACCGGTCTTTACCTTGCAGGTTTTGCCATGCCCCACGTTTCCGATGAGGTTCGTACCTGCCGGAATAGCCGTATCAATCTTCGCACTTGCCCATACCCGGCCCGCCGACACCTGAAGCGGCTCATAATCCCCGTCCGTTCCCGAGCTGTTCGCGGGAGTATCGAGACGCTTCGCAAGAACCATCACGCCTTTGTCAGCGTTCGCGCTTGCCGCGTCCTCGGCATAGATTGCGTCGTCGATAAGTTGCAGCGATGTGAGGGCCGCGCCGCTTATGGTCACATCGCCAATCGTATTTGACCCGGCCGGTAGTGCGGTGTCGATCTTGGCACTGGCCCAAAGCCTACCAGCGTTATCAAGGTTCAAGCTTGAGTAATCGCCGTCCGTTCCCGAGCTCGAAGCAGCGGTATCCCGCCTTACACCAAGAATGAATACACCCTTATCGAGATTCGCCGCTGCGGCGTCCTCTTGATAAATCACATCATCGAGTATTTGGAGCTGCGTTAACGCTGCGCCGTTCTCTTGAACAACGAACGTTCCCGCATTCGTTACGGCGTGAGAACCTACCGTAACGGTATTCCCCACGTTGACGTGAAGCTTTCCCGTCGAGTCGACAATTAGCGCCGAGCGGTCACCGTCCGTATCGCAGAGAGAGGCGGCCGTGTCTTTTCGAACCACGCCCGCCATAGTGAGTTTGTCACCGCTCACATGCGCCGTGTCTTCGTCGTACTGAGTACCGCCACCAACCGACACGAATGAACCAGCGCTATCGAGGAGCGTTACGTACGCGGCTCCGTAGTTGCTTCCGCGCTGCGCTATGTTGTCCCCATCAGCGGAAACGGTAGCTGCCGGAGTGTCCTTTCGAACTAGGATAACGGCATTGCCCACCGGATCCGCCGCCGCTGCCGCGTCTTCCGTGTACTGCGTACCGCCACCACCACCAGTTACGCGAAGAGCTCCGGTGTTATCCGTAGAGAGCGGGATATAATCTAAATCCGTTCCGGCAAGAGCTGTTCCCGCATCGTTACGAACAGCGAGCGCCATAACGCCCGTATCGCCGGTTGTATGCCCCGCGTCTTCCGCTTTTCCGAGCGCCGTTGCCGTAGTGCCGGGAATAACCCGAGTCACGTCGACATCGAGCCCGTTCGTTGCGTCACCACCAACAAGCGCACCGGCTGCGGTAATAACCGTGGCTTGAGCTCCGTTTCTAAGGAACCAAGCTCTTACCGCATCACCATCGGCCGAAACATCCGTAGGAGCGGCTGCGCTCGCGTAGCCTGCCGTAAGCACGGGATTCCCTGAAACCGCTCCATCGTGCGCCGCGCCGCCGAATACCTGAGCCAAGAGGTTCGAAGCAGTAGCTTGAACAACAGTAACGTTTCCGGAAACTCTAGTGACATCGACGTCTAATCCGTTTGTAGCATCGCCACCTATGAGAGCTCCCGCCGCTGTGAGCACCGTTGCCTGCGCACCGTTCCTCAAGAACCACGCTCGAACAGCATCGCCATCCGCTGATACATCGGTAGGAGCAGCGGCAGAAGCATATCCTGCGACGAGCACCGGGTTACCCGATACGGCTCCGTCGTGAGCTGCCCCGCCGAACACTTGAGCGAGAAGATTAGAAGCCGTGCCTTGAATGACCGTGACGTTTCCACTAACCCGAGTTACGTCTACATCAAGACCGTTCGTCGCATCACCACCAATGAGCGCACCAGCGGCAGTTAAGACGCACGCCGCTGCACCGTTTCGGAGGTGCCACGCTCGAACTACGTCACCATCGGCCGATACGTCGGAGGGTGCCGCCGCGCTCGCATATCCTGCATTTAGAATCGGATTACCACTTGCCGCGCCGTCGTGAGCAACCGGACCGCGAACAACAACCGGCGTAGTGGTGTCGCCTATCTCAGTACCCGAGCTATTTGTAAGAACAACTCGGTAAAGGTGCTTCGTTGCCGCATCCTCACTTATGGTGTGAGTTGCTATGTTGGTACCTGCGCCTGCGGTTACTGCTATCGATCCAGTTGCCATTAACTAAGTGTTGTCCTCTTGGTACTTCCGGCTACTGTCCGGTAGCTCAATTCGTATACGTCAGTGACAGACCCGGGATCCGGGTGTCCAAAGTGACCGCCCATTGTTCCGCCACCAATGGCGGAATAGGTGTGCTTTACCCAAACATCACCGGCAGTCGGTGAGCCGGGGTCGGAGTTGTCGTACTCGGGCACATATGCGTTAGGGCTTCCGCTTGAAGCTGCCGATATTCGGCCCTTGTCATCAACCGTGATGCTTGCGCGAGAATATGAGCCAGGCGTAACCCCGGTTTCCTCGAGTCCAATTACAACGCTCGAACCCGCGCCGTTATCAGTAACGGAAACATCAGTGGTCCCGGTTAGAGTGCGTTCGTTAGAGAGCGCCGTCGACGGAGAGACGGTCACAAACGGAACCGCAGTAAGCGGTGTTGTGTCTTCTGCTTGTCGAACTAAGCTCTCTTCCCATTTGCGGTATAGGTGCGAGTCTTTGTTTTTCGGAGGCTTCGAAACTATTGTCATCGAAGCACCTCGATATCTTCTTCACAGTCGAGGAAGATTACTGACACAGGATCCGAGCAAGAGAACTCGTATTGGCGTGTCCTGTAGATGCCGGTGCGCTTCAATGGAATTACGTGCTCGTACTCACCGAGGAGCCCTAGCGATATTTCCCGTATCGGTGACCAATCCTTTCCGTTGTCGCACCATCGAAGCATTAATTTTGGCGCTGTCGATGTACCCTGCCCCTGACCGCGTTTAAGCCGTATGCGTATTTCGTGGCTCCGCTTTTCCTTTAGAGTGCCGTAGCTAAGATGTCCGGTTTTTCTAAGGAGTCGAATCTTCGAGCCCGCGTCGGTGTAATAGGAGGGCGACATTGTGTAGACGTTCGAGCCTATCCTACTTCCAACTAACTGGACGCCCCACGGCTCCGGATAGCAATACGAGTCACCGGCCCATCGGTCATAAAGTATTTGCTCTGAGTCCCATCTACCCCACTCCGACCAATCGTTATCGGTCGCATTGTGAACAAGGGTTCTGTTTGCGGTCGGGAAGTGCCATACGAAAAATTCTTTCGAGGCTATTTCGATTCTATCCGCGTAGCAGTCGGCGACGGTATCGAAGGATTGAATTACCCTGTCGAACGGTGAAGAGATCCGGTCAATGCTGCGCCCTGCAAAGCGAACAAAGTGACGTCTGTTATCGAGCCAGAAAAGAGCCTCTTCGGTATTAATGATGGAGGTCGGAGCAGCGCACCCTACGTTGATGAATCCACCAGGAACGCGAGAGAACGGCGTAGTACCGTCGTTTTCCCAGATCTCCAAGGACACCGAACCGAATAGGTATACCTCTCGATTGAGAACAGTGAGAGCGCTTATGTAATCCGCATTTCCCGCCGCACTGGCGAATGAAAGCCCGTTCCACGAGAATGGGGAATTAACATCGGCGTAGTAGAACGTATTGGTGTTGAGATTGTTGGCGAGAAGGTAGCCGTCAAGATATGCGACATGGGTGACTTGAGTCGGCGCGTCGAGGTCAGAAATTACATCGTATCCGGTACCGTTGCTATAGTGAATTCTCCCACCGGCTGCGGCAAATACGTACGTGCCATCAGTTGCAAACGTTGCCCGCTTCGAGGGATTGAATACGACGCCGCTGAGCGCCGTAGCTGCGATCACCTTGCCTTCATAGGTAAGCTTTGCGAGAGCACCACCAACGGTCGCGATTACGCTATTTTGGTGAGGCCAATAATAGAGAGACCGAACGGGGGCGGCCGTGCTGCCGCCTAGGTCGACAAGAGAAGAGAGCCCGGGACGCGAAACCGTTGCGCCGAATTCATCCCGATACCCGTCAACAAGCTGCGCGTTCGCATCGTCAAGCTCAACACCATCAACCCCGCTATATACGGGACTGGCGATAGGAATCTTGACGGTTTGAATAGGCATTATGCAGTTTCGTACGACCCGATGAGCGCGATGGTGCAAGCGGTCGGCGCGGCCGTGAAGGCGGCAGCGTCGTACCTACGAATCGACAATTGAGTGGTGGTGTTGAAAACCGCCGTACCTCCAACCGTTCCGTTATTGCTAATAAACACCGGAAAGCTTCCGCCGTTCACGCTTGAAGCGGCTATCGGAAGATCTACGAGTACGGCAGTCGTCGCAGTCCCGCCGAGCGTTCCTGTCGCGTTAACAATGATATCGACGCGCTTACCGTGTCGTTGATACTTCCACGTGTTCGTCGTAACGCCGGTAAAGGTCATGGTCGTGGCGGCGGAATAAGTTGCGCTTGCGGAGAAGTCCGCCCATCCGCCACCATGGTTCGCTAACTGAAACTGAGTTCCGTCATAGGTGACTTCAGCGGGGACGTTTTGAACTACCTCACCACCTACGCACGCCTTTCCTTTATATTGAACCGCCGTCGCGCCGAGCCCGTTGACGTTTAGAGTAAGCGCACCAGTGTTAGAAACACTCGGAAGAAACCGAAAGGTTTGACCAGCTACCAGAGCCAGAACAGCAGGGCTAAGGGTAATAGTCTGAGCGTTTGCCGTACCTGCACCGGCAACATAGTGCATTAAGCTGTTCTGTATATCCTGAACAGCGAAATACGGCTGAAGGCGGAAGCGGCCACCACCACCCGACTCGTACACGACATCGACGATTTGCCCGGAACGAATGTCGCCCGATGCAAGAGCCGAAGGTGTCGAACCCTTCACGATAGATAGTGCGCCTATCGAATTAATATTGAGAGTAGCCGCGCCAGTGTTTGAATTACCAGCAATGAAAATAAATCGCTGACCGTTCGAGTAAGAAGTAATCGAGCTCGAAACCGAAATGGTTTGCGCATTCCCGGTTCCGCCCGAGGTCGACCCCCAGATAAGCACACCGTCGTCATAGCCGTAACGAAGATTGTCGAGAGTCTGTAGTGTGTTGTCGTTCGAATCTTTTACGACGAACTTATACGCACCATCGGCCCATACTTGGGCCTTGCCGTACGCATCGAGGATGAGAGGTTGTGTCGCTGATGCGGATTTATCGACGGCGGTATAAAGCGCCTTATCCGTGGTGGTCCCGGCCGAGTATGCGTACACCTTTCCGCCTGAGAGCGGATTCCCAGAATTGTCGCGAAGTCCGTTCCAAAGTGCTTCAACCTGTACGGCTAAACCCATTAATATGCCCCCGTCGTGAAGTCACTATCCGAGCGGTCGTTTTCTCCGCGCCGCGCTTCTCTAAAAAGTTTGTCCGCCATCTGGACGTAGTGCTTTCGCTCGTTGACCGGGACGCCGTAATCGTCGGCAAGGTCGACAACGAGCGCATACGTGAGAGCCTGTTGCCACTTCACGGGGAAATCTCCGCTCCCTGAAGAACTGTCGAAATCTTTGAGCTTCGCTATCCCGAGGTAGTAAAGAAGCTTGCCGTTCATCGAGGAATTCGGAACGGGCCACACGTAGAGAGTTGGTGTCGGTTGGTTGTCGATTGCGTAGCAAGAAGGAGTGCCGGTCGAATCCTTATCGACGATTGATTGGTAATCGAACCACGAGATTTTCTCTAGCTCGTAATCGCTGTTCGTTGCTTGTCGAAGGTATGCCTTATCGACACCGAAAACTGCCGGGTCAGTGGAGAGAGAGTAATCTTTATCGCCCGTCGCGAGAGTAACGGAGAGTACGCGACGTGACCAAAGGTAGACGTGGCTACCCTGCCAGTGTTTGACGATTTCGTTCAACGCATCAACGGCATGATTGAGCTGTTCGCCCGAAGGCGTGGCCGTTTCTGAGATTGCGCCGACCTTTCGAAGAGCTCTTCGAATAATCGTATTTCTAGTTGCAGTGAAATCGTAATCCGTGGTTGCCATTCAATAAGGGAGGGGTACTACCCCCTCCCCCCTTCGGATTACTGCTGCATCGTGTAGAGAACGCCGACTCGGATAGTACCGGCCGCAAAAGTAGCGGCTGCCGTGTTGATTTTCACAATCACGGTATCGTCTGCGGTGTACGCCTTGAGATGTCCGCCCTTCTGATCCATTCGAGCAACACCACCGGCCTGGCCGATAGTGGTTGCGGAAATAAATCGAGTTGCGGAACCGGAATCGCCTACGTCGTATTTCACCGTAGGAGTTCCGTTCGTATCGACATCATCCGAGCTAAGAACAACGTCAAGAATCGTTGCCCCCGCCGGGATTTTACACATCGTGTACGTGTCGTTTAGGGTAGCGGATGCGAGAGTGTAGCTCTCATATACCGCCGTGATGTCATTACCGGCGCGAGGCTGAACCCCACTTCCGGCTTTCGTTGCGTTTGTATTTGCCATTCGACCTTAAAATAAAAACCGTAGCGCTCCCCATACGAGCAGAGCGCTACAGAAAACCTTACACTCCAGAGATATTCGTTCTCGCGAGATAGACACCCATCGAGCCGTAATCAAGGGAGTTGAACTGAGCTTTGCCAGCCTTCCCGATTATGCCCCAGGCGTATCCGTTCTCATTGTCGTAATCGAATTTCTTCTGAATAACCTCTTCTTTTTGGCCCCAAGCAAACACACCCGCTTGTGCTCCCATGAAGATAGCCTTCGTCCACGCAACCGAAGCGCCACCACCATCAGTAGCAACGTAACAGTTTTCGTGTTCGTGAATTACAACGCCCTGCCAGATTGCAGTCGCCCCAGTGAACAGCGGGTTTTCGTCTCCGCGTTCTTGTGCGTACTGCATTGCATTCTGGAAAGCCGAAGTAGTCTTCAGATCCGCGAGTGCATCCGGATGGACGAGCAATACATAGTACTTCTTACCGTCTACCTTGACGGGTCGAAGCGGAGTGTACGCCCTGTTACCACCGGTAACCGCCCATGCCTTCAACTTCGTGATGAAGTCGAGAGTAAGGAGGCTGTTCGTAGCGGAAAGAGCTGCCTTCGCAGTTGCGGCCGTTCCGGTTGCGAGGAAGCTGTTCGTTCCCGAATCGGAGGTCTTGTAGAAAATCTTGGTCGGGTCAGTGGTGGAACCACTACCAATCCCAAGAGCATCAAACATGAGCTGATCGATTTTCTCGCCGCCCCAATCCTGCAAAGCCATCTTGCTCTCTTTATCGATAGAGAACATGGCTCGCTGCCGGTCCATCTTTCCGTTATCTCTAACGGCATGGCGGTACTGCTCAAGCGTTACAGAGAAGTCGTACGTCTGTAACTTCTCCTCGTTTCCTTCGAGCTGTTGGCCGGAAGTAACACCACTTCCGGTAAGCCGCATGCGGATACCGAACGTGATTTTGTCTCCCTGCTCTTTCGTAAGGTCGGTCTTCTCCTGAATCAGAGACTCAGAAGTGTCGCCCATGAACCTAGAAAAATACGCGGCCTTGCGCGTATCGCGATATAGTTTCTCCTCCCAAACCTTTTTCGTGAGGTTATTGGAGGTCGTAAATGCTGTCTTTGACATTAACCTTTAGAATTCCTGAAAAAACGCTTATGCGTTCTCAAGGAACTCGGCTAACTGAGCATCTGACCACGTTGAGGGATCACCACTCGGCCCCGACGAATCCGCCGCACTGCCACCACTGGCAGCCGACATAGCCGGAGCTTTTTTCAATTCCGCTTCTACCCGCTTTAGAACCTGCGTAGGTCGAGATTTAACCTCGCCCTTTAGCTTCTCGTTTTCGGCCATCAAACCTTTTGTGTAACCTACGAGATGCCTAAGAGCTTTCTCGACTGCGGTTCTCTTTGCGAGGTGCACAAGAGTCTCGGGGTACATGGAGAGGTAGGGGTTACTTCGGAACGTGCCGATGTAACTTTGGTCCAACCCATCCGCTTCGAGAGCCCCCGCCATTTCATCAAACGTCGGCATTTCTTCCGGCTTGATAAAATGAGCGACAACCTTTTGCGCCCTTACTGCGTGCTCTATTTGCGCGTGCTCTTGATCGAGCTGTTGGATAATCGCCTCGTTATTCCGGATTGTCAGTTGATCGTCTATCGCCTGACGCGGAGATTCGAGAGCCTTATCGTCTAACCCTTGCGAGAGTCGCGCGTTCGCTTCGCGGAGCTGTTTGCGTAGTTCCCCTATTTCGTTGGAACGATGCTTAGCCCAGAGTTCCGTTTTCTCCAGCCGTTGTTTTTGCTCCGCTATGATCGCTTCGTACCGGGATTTCTGTTCCTCCGGTGAAAGCTGCTCCGTAGCGGTCTGCTCGGCTGGTTGCTTTTTTTCTGACTTCGGTTCCTCGGTGGGTCTTTCCGTCGTCTTTATAATTTCCTCGGTTTCTACCGAGTCTTCTTGCGCGGGCTCTTCGGATGGTTGCTCATTGTGTTCGGAGAGAAATTTATCGAGGTCTTCGTCACTCGCCTCCCCAATATCAATGAGGGTTGAATCATCCGTTTGAGTCGTTCCCGTGTCTTCTGTTTCTATCGTCATACTTCCTTACTGTTGTCCGGGCGGCGCACCTTGCGGCGCATTGCCGTTAGCCCCGGGTCCCATTTGCATCATCTGCTGCACTGGCGGCGGAATGATGCCCTTAGCTACCAACGGTTTCATGAGCTCACTCGTAGCCTTCGCTTGCTCTGCTTGAGCTTGCGCCTGCTGCTGTTGCATCATTGCCTGTTGGAATTTTTGTTTCGTCTCTCCGGGTAGGTCGAAGAGCTCGATGAGCATCGGCGGTGGGACGGGGAATCCCGTCTTTGCGAGCTCGCTCAACACTGCGGCGGTTGCGAGCTGTATCGATGGAGAGTAAGCCGACTCGGATACCTCAACGTCATACTCCGCGAGATCCGAGCGTTGGAGTAGCTCGATGATTTCATCTTCCGGGTACTTGTCGAGCGGTTGTCCGGCAACCTCGATCGGTTCCTTCTGGTGCCGGTTCTGAAGTATTCGATAAATCCGTTGCGGCGTGTAATAGAGCTGGATGAATTTTACGAGGAGCTTCCCGATTTTCTTTTTCGCGAACGAAAGGTTATCGAAGAGAAATCCGTTCCCTACTAGCTTCGACTTCTGCCGCTGCATCAAAGCAAACCCGGAGGTATTCGCGCCGCCCTCGTCCGGCGTGATGTTCATCAAGCCCTTGATTTGGTCAGCGCCGAGCGCCATGAGCTGCACGATTTCGTTCGGGAATTTTACACCCTCGAACCGGTACGGCGGACGGTTAACATCGACGAGCTTTGTAACGAATCCCGGTGTCGCTACGTTCTTTTTGAAACGCTCCGCTTCTGCCTGGTCCGAAAAGGTGTCTTCGTCGTAGCCAAAGCCGTACGCACAAACCTTATTGCCGATGTCGACCGCTTGAGAATGCCGCTTGTTAATCTCGCGCTGCGGGTCCTTTACGAGCTCGACCTTGCCCCACCACTTCGCCCCGCGCTTCTTGGCATAGATCGGGATGACGTCGAAATCTCCGATGTCACTTTCCTTATCTTCGAGAAGGGTCGAGCCGCATACTTTCAGTATGCGAACGGTCGAAACGTTTTTGGTGATTACCTGGAAACCGGGAAGCGTCTTTGCCGATGCGATTTCTTTTGGCGACCATCCGGCCGCTTGCTGAACGAAATCGAAGTCAGAGCTTACAACTACGGAGCGCCGTTCATACTCCCGCTTCTGACACTCGATAAGACGGAATTCCTTTCGAGCAACGTCATACATGAGCGTATCGCCCACGACCGGGAGCGGTCGCATGGCATCATCGCCGTATGCGTACTCATCGCCCGCAACGTCGACCGTCATTTTTCCTTCTTCGATCCAGTCGAGAAGGTTTTTATAATCGGCCTCGATGTCGTCGGCTTTGTCGGCGAAAAGCTGCTTCAGCTTCGCCTTCGAATACATCTTGTGCTTGTGAAGGTGCTCACAATCGGACAAGTCTTCGAATTCGTGAGGGCCGTAAACGATATCCTCCCACGGGAAGCGCCGAACCATCAGGTCTCCCTGTAGGTTCGTATCGAAATCCATGGTCATGCAGAGATTACCGCGCCCTACGATTATCTCGTCTTCGAACGCCTTGGACTCTTCGCGTGGGTAGTAGCACTTTTCTAGGATGTGCTTCGAAACGTACTTGAGAATATCGGCAACGCGCTGATCCCCCTCTTCCGGGGGTACGTAGGAAATATCGGTGCGCTGTTGTCGCTGATGTCCGGAGAGCTCGTCGACGTTCTTCTGTGTGACGTTGATAGTGAGCGCTGCCCGCTGCGTTCGCTCGAGCTCGGCCTTGACTTCCTTTGGCCATTGCTCGCCGCAATAGAATTCCTCGGCTTCCTTCGCTTTCTCGCGAGCGTCTTTCTCGTACTCCTTCGCAGCACGGAACAGCGAGTACACTTCTTTGATTATTTCGTTCGGGTCTTCTTTCTTTTTCTTGGGCTGCGGATTGAAGTCCTCGATTTCGTGGCTGTGCCCATCTTGCGCGGGCGCTACCTTCCATCCGCCCGGATCCGGGGGGTAGGTAAGGCCAGTCTGCGGGTCGACGCCGCCCGGGTTCGGGGGAACGAAGTAGATTTCGTGGGAATGGTCGTTGTCAGTAGACGCAAGTGCCTGCCCGCCTTCCTCGTCCATGAAGACGAGATGCCGGTGCGCGCCCCTACCAACCCCGAAATTTGATGTTCTCTTAAAACCCTTCATTCAGTGGCTAGCAAACAAGCCACGAATCCCGCTTAATTCCCTTACTCTTTGACGCCCTGAATGCTTTATCCCAAGCATCATCAGGTTCGAGGTCTTCCGGTCCTCGTAACGGAAAGCGATACGTCTTCACTATGTCGAGAACGTACGCGAAAGCGTCCAAACCATCGTCATGCCAGTACGGAAATCGCTGCGCTTCTGTCTTTAAACGCTCCCGATACCCGACCTGAACATCAGTCGATATGTGTATTTTACTGTTTTTGAGGGGCCAGGCCAAATTGCCTTCGATTCTTTCTGACTTTGACCGTCCGGCAGGCCGAAGTATCACGAGGCCCCCGTTATCGACCGTGACATACCGACCCTTTGCCCGTAGCGCATTCGCCACGTGTATCTCGGTGGTCGACATGCCGACCTTTTCGATGCCGAGTTTCAAGATTCTGCCGTGCTTGCAGTACATTTTCACGATGGTATCCAGCGCCTCAACCATCGACATAGGTTGAATACAGGCGTCGAGCAGGTATAGAGAGCTAGCCCCAATGTCATCACGAAAAGGCTCAACTCCCACAACGAGGATCGCCCAAGAATCACCCGTGCGATCCATTCGCTCCCCAGCACCATCAATGACCATGAATTTGTACAGGCGCTTCGGAAGTTCTGAGTGGTTAACCTCTCTCGCAAGCGACCAATCGAGTGTTTCAGAGCCTTGCGGAGTCGGATTGATTAGCTGTTGCGAGCGAAACATACGCGGGTTCGTACGTAGTTCCGCCATCCTTCCTTCACTGAGAAAGGCGCTCGGCCCGTTCTCCGTTCCGTCGACGGTCGCCGTTTTGATTCGCGTCTTATAGACGAGCGTTCCATCGTTTAGTTTCTTGTTTTGCAGGTAAACTAGAAGGCCCTGATGGGAATATGTGGTACCGATCACCCGGTGCCGGCCGCCTTCCCTGCCCAGGTTAGCACTCATGTCGAACATGTCTTTGCTCTTCTGAGTCATCTCAGGAGAGTCGGCCATGTCGAGAACTTCGCAATCGTCGTACACCCGCTTCCCGAAATGCTTCCCGGTCGGCATGCCTTCGATGAGACCGTGAGCTTCTACGCTCGCTTCCTTCTGTACGTTCTTGCGGTTGAGAAAGAGCCCTTCGGTTTCGGACCACTTCGGCGCATGAGCTTGCGGGTTCTCCCAGATAATATCGGGGTAACAGGCTTTGAGTAGTTCGCTCTGCTCGAACAGGTGCTTTATCGCTCGAAGGAAAGAGATAGCGAGCGGTTTTGCGTACGCGAATATCCCAATAGTTTCCTCGGGATTGTTCAGCAAGTCCTGAACATTCTCGGCAGTTGTGAGGATTGTTGACTTAAAATGTTCGCGTGCCCATAGGTCGAGAGTGTTTGTGCTCGGACCCTCCATCACATCGCGGCAGGCTTGCACCACGAACGGATGATTCGCTATCGGGATGCGCAGAAGAAAGTAAACCAGCGCCCAAAGGTCTTTCCGAAAGAGAGCGCGGTACGCTGAGAGCTCATCCCACTCACCCGCCGCTATCTTGTCCGCCATTGCGTAGTAATCATGCGGGTACGCACAATCCGGCCGTGCAATGAACGGCATATCGTTGATGGTAATTATCCTCCGCTCGGGAGTGTCGGACATCGAACCTTAGAAAACCTACCCCTCGATCGTACCCTTAAAAATCTTTGAGCAGAAATTTCTGCTCGAGCTCCGGGCTTAGTAAAATATCCAGTATAGGTTTTGTGCCATGTCGCATGGCTGCTGTTAGTCCGCACTTCCAGACGGGCCGTATCAGTATCCGAGGGGGAATCGAGCCACGAATAACCCCCGCCGTTGAGTAACACGGAAATAATCGAAGGAAGTGAGGGGCTCTGCTGCAAATTGCATCCCCAGTAGTGCGGGCTAATTTCGTGCAATGCCGCGCTACGCCGTCGCGTGTACCGTTACGCAATCCAATGCGGGTACGCACAAGACCCTTAAAAATGCCGAGACCGAGCGACCTGCGGCTACATCTAAAGATGTAAGGGTGCACGATGTGCAAACTTGTTCGAGGGGCCCGCTAGTACAGGGGCTCTTTGAATTTATGGCCGCAAAGGGAAGTTTCCGACCGTGACGACGGAGGATGCTGACAAGAGCGGCCACCATTTGGGAGTGGTAGCGCTACACGAAAGCCTCGAAGGCATGTGTACCTCGCAAGCGACTGGAGTAATCCGACTGACCACACCCACCATGTTCGTGACCGCGACAGCACGCGG